TAGGGTTTCTTCTGGATTCCAGTGTCTTTCTGGCATTACCATTATCGTCAATTTACTGATAGGTTCTTTTCCAGGATATGCCCAAACATATCTGTAATTTGTTAGTGTGTAATCATCTTCATTATGCCAGAAACAATGTAGGGCCTGTTCCAGACAAAATTCCATGGTTTCCACTTCTTTACAATGAATCCATAGATGTTGTTTATACTTCTTTAAAAAATTAATATCAGTTTCATATTGAGCTTCATCATGGCCAAAATATAGTTGTTGATCTTTCATTCTTAGATCAACTTCAACTCCAAACCCCTCATTGATAGCTTGAACTATCGCTTCAGGTTTATTTTCAATTGAGGGGTCTGGACCCTTTAAATTAGCTCTATGTGAAATTATAAGCATGAAATTATACCTAAATTTTCCCCTTCGGGATAAGGAAGTTTAATGTTAATATCTTTTCCAAATAATTCGATGCACAGATTATGAACTTCTTGTGTGCAACTCCAAGGATATATGTCATGAAATACAAAAACAAATTTATCATCCAAATGTTTATTTATTTCTTTAATATCTTTAATCATCTGGTCACCAAAATGGCCAGCATCCAAGAAAACAAAGTCTAGTTTTTCAGTGAAATGTTTATTAATTATACTATCAACATCATCTGGAGACCAACCAATTTCAGCAAACATTGTATCTCTTAGATCGAAATTATCAATCAGATAGTTTACACTTTTATATCCATCAGACTTTTCATAAACCTCTTTTTGAAAATGTTCATACGTTCCTGCATTGTCATATTTCTCTTCGATATACGCATCCATGGTTACAAACTTTCCACCGGTCTTTTTGAAAGCTGTTCCTATTGCCGTACCCGAAATACCGAAAGCTGTTGCTAATTCGAAACCTCTTTTCAGGTTATTGTCAACAATTATGTTGTGCAAAAAATCAAATTCTTTTTGCATAATACTATATGGTACAGAATGTCCGACCATTTTAATATGACCTCGGCCACTTGGTTCATATTTGACAGGACCATCATTTAATTTAAGAATATCATTCAGCATTTATTTTGTCCATTTCTACGTAGGCACCTTTTGGTGTATGCATTAAAGTTTTGTTGATATTAAATTCTTTCCAATTTAATCTTAGATTTCTTATATGTTGTTCAGTTATAACATGAGGACATAATAAGTCTGTTTGTTTATATAATTCAGAAATGAAACAAATAATTTTTGTGAAGAATAACATTTGTCCTACACTACCAACTTGCATCAAATCTCCAGTTCCTTGGCCTAGATGATTTCTATGAGCAATAGTATAGAAAGTTCCCATCTCAAAATCAGGAAGATCCTCATGAAAAACCATATCTGGTCGCATACGAATAACTAGATCATAATTTCCCTGTAGTTGTGCTAGATGCTTTTCAACTAAAGAAAATCCTTGATGCATTTTATAATACATCGAAAGTATATTTTTTGGTCTATGTGCAAAATTTTTAAAATATGTTGCACACTGTTCAAAGTGTTGATTAAAATCGTTCCAATATTCTTTTACAAAATATAAAGGTTTATAAGCATCAATCACTTCTTGATCTACAATCTCCGGCGTTTCTTCGAAAAAGCCTTTTTCGTTTTGTTTATCACCAGGAATCCACCAACCCTCTTCATCCCAAGTATGAATGAATATATCCGGATTGTAACGATCAATTATTTTTTCCTTGAAATTAGGAAATACTTGTTTCCAACACCTTAGGTGTCCGGTTAATACGACAGCAACTCTCATATTTTATGGTTCTCCAAAAAGTAATTTAAATCTTCTGGTGTTCCTATTCCCCACATTCTTTCAATGTGTTTTGTTCTTATCTTTTTACCGTCTGCGATTGCTTCGTTAAAAACTGGACATACATAGAATTCATTATTCACACGAATATTTTTTTCAATCATTTGTTCAGCATACTTAACATAGTCACTGCCGTGTTTCCAATAATATATTCCTACAGTTGCAATATTTGAGATTGGTTTTTTCTCCGCAACTTCTGAAACGAAACCATTTTCATCCAATTTAGCAAAAGACCACTTTGGATGTGTAGCCTCAAATGTGACTATACCACCATCTATTGTATCAGCAGTAAATGCATATAGACATTCATTGGAATTCCACTCAACGAATTGGTCTGAGTTTGCCATTAATAGAGGCTCACCATTATTGATAAGTTCTTTCGCAAGTAATGTTGTACATGCAGCACCTTCTGTTATACCATCAACCTGAATTATGTCGCAATCTGGAGCAATAAGATTCAATAGTTGTTTTAGATTATACTTTTCGTAGTGCTCTTTTTGTACAATAAAAATGAAATGTGCTTCAACATTAAGATTTTCTACAACAACTTGAATCATTGGTTTTCCACGAACTTCGATTAGAGGTTTTGGAAAAGTATAACCTGCTGCAGCAAATCTACTACCTGCACCTGCCATTGGTATCAAAACATTCATTTTTTTATTTCTCCACGGTATATTTGTTTTCTTGACGCCATTCAATATATCAATCGCATCTTGTATTTTATCTTTAGTCAAATCATAAGAATCTTTGATAGGAATTAAATGTCCACCAGAATTTAAAGCACCTTCTCTTCCTATATGGCTATCTTCAAAAATAACGGTAGTTTTAGGTAGAGCATTTAGAACTGTCATACATTGCCAATACATTTCTGGGTATGGCTTGGGTCTCCTAACATCTTCGTTACTTACAAAATAATCCACAAATTCTAACACACCTATAGATATTAAAGCAAGTTTTACTGTTTCACGTATAGAATTACTTGCAACGGCAATTTTTATGCCTTGTGATTTCAAAAAACTAAAGAAATGAATTAAATCAGGACTTTTAGGGAATTTTTTTACTAAATCAAAAGTTGCTGTCTGTTTATCTTGCCAAACTTGATCGTAGAAACTTGTAGGTAAGCCTTTTCTCTCGGTCAACATTTCAAGTTTACGTGTGGTATTAAGACCATCATAAACACTTAGATGTTCTTCTCGATTGATTACATACTTTTCATCTACTTTTCTTAATGCATCATTAAGTGCGTGATAGTGCAATTCACGCGATTCAATTAAAACGCCATCCAAATCAAAAATTATTAAATTATTTCGCATCACGATGTACCTTATTATGTCTCACTACACTTTTTCCATTACAAACATACTTATATCTATGTCTCACTCGGAGAGACCATTCTACATCATCAGCTTGACCCCAAGTTAATTGTTCATTAAATGGATTATCAATAATTAATTGTGTTTTTGCAGCAACAAAACCACCAGATTGATACATGTAATGTACATGCGACCAATCATCATAATGTAACGAAGTGTATCTAGGAAAAAAAGGTGAGTCCCAACAAACCCAATCTGTAAAATGCCTTTTACCATTTATTAGATATTGTGGACAAGAACAAATGTCCCAATCATTTCCAAACTCTAAAAAGTTTTTGTACCAGTCTTTATCAAAAACAAAGTAGTCATGCATCAAAACAATATTCTGAAAGTTTGCGGCACGAGCCAATAAGTTTTTCTTTCTGGTTACCCAAGCAAGTCTAGTAGATTCGTCAAAATAAATATATCTCTCATATTTTGAACCCTCTACTTTTTTTTCACCAATAACCAAAACTTGATAATCGCCACCGTTTTCTGGAATATTTAAACTGTGAATAGAATCTATTACTTCTTTTAATTTCTCTTCATCGTCATATTTTGTAAGAATACCAAAGGTAAAATTCATACTAACCTCATAATGTCATCAACTGTATTTTTTATCATATGATTTAATGTTACGTATTCATATGCATTTTCAATTTGTATTTCTTTATTACCATCAAAATCTAAAATATATTCACGAAGTTGATGGTCATTTGTATATGTGAATCCAAACTCACTCATCAAATTAGCGCCAGCAATTTTTCTGGAAGCCCAAGGAGTTTTATTTAACATAGATTCCAAAAGCACTAGACCGAACCCTTCACTAAAGGAATGCATAACATATAAATCTGCATCACGAATAGCCGATAAAACATCTTCTCTATCTTCTATCATAAATGTTTTAACATGTTTCGAATCATTTGGTCGAATATTGTGTCTGTTATCATAACCAGTTAATACTAATGTGGCATCATCTCTT